TTTATCGTGATCGAAAGCACCTGTTTTATATCCTGTAGTGCCTTGATACGGAGGATCTGCATACACCAAACAGTTTTCAAATGAAAGGTTTTCGTATGACTCACAGATGAATTTCACGTTTTGGATTTTTGGTGATTGTTTTAAGGCTAAGTTCAAGCCCATTTGTGCGTAGTTTGCGCCCTTTGCGTTTCTAGCATACCCATTATCCAATTTCGCCCCAAAACTACACTCAAAACGAACCCAAGAATTAATTGGGTGTGCTTCTGTTTTTTTGATTGACTTATAAAAGTCTTCACTCACCTTGTTAGGAAATTCATCAACATGATCACGAATACCAGTTAGCGCAGCTATTGTATGGGGGTTTAAGTCATACCCAATTCGCTCAAAATTATCAGGCACTTTATCAATCATATTAGCACCACCAACAAACGGCTCAACCCATTTAGTAATGCCATGCTTTTCGCACTCAGCTAACATTATTGGCAATAGGTGTTTTGCTATGCGGTTCTTTGATCCCATATATTTCATGCAATGTATACCATTAATTTTCATTTGAATAATTAATTATACACATTAAAAAAGCCCACTATTTCTAGTGAGCTTTCCGTCAATTGTAGTTGCGCTACAGGGTATATTGTAGCATTAATCAAAAAGTCTTGTTTGTGCTGCAACCTCACCCGATTTAGGCGAACGTATATTATTTTCTAATGCTGAAATCAAATAGCCTGGTTGATCTTGTGGCTCAATGATATAGCGATAATGTCCAGATTCATTGATAGCCACGACGCGGCATATCTTACGCATAGTTAAGGCTAGGTCGCAGTTTATGAGGAAGCAATTGGAGTTTATTTTCATCCATCCCACCCTTCATATTTATCTAATTTCATAATTTATACTCTGTCTAAGATTACCAGTGTCGATTAGTGGCTTACTCGACTTCTTGCGTTTAATCGTTGCAGGGGCTAGTGCTGCAAATTCACCGCTTGCAATCTTTAATCTAACGTCATTCATGGCAATAGTGCCGAGCCTAGAATACGCTTCATAGGCAGGTGTGCCACTCTTAATTGCATCTGGAATATTGGTAGCAAATATCCGCGCGTACTTATCGGCTTGTTCTAACACTGTAGAGCGCAAGAAACTACGTTCAGGTATATTGTTAGCCAATGAGCCAAACTCATGCGCCATGGCTATCATAGCGTTACCACGGACACCATTTGACGATCGTGGCACACCAACGTAAACCCTTTCTTTGTTTAGCTCTTTAAGATACGTCATGAGCTTGGCTAGACCTTTGCCGTTGGTGTTTTTTATGATCATAGATACCTCGGCATAACACTAATATCTAATACCGCCATAAACTCGTCCCGTTGGTTTGATCAACATCAGCAATTCCCAATACCGACGACCGTAAACAGTTAGAGCATAATCCCCAGCGTTCACATAGATACCACTGTTCTTGCTGCCCATTCCTTTCGATAGCTTGCCAATGGCTTTAGACGTAGTTTCTTGCTGCACTGTATTAATAGGTGTGCCATTGCCATTCAAGCCATACTTCATCGTCATCATATGAGCTGTCAGCGATAAGATGCCCTCTTTATATTGTGCAGCCCATACCGATGCAGACATGGAGTTTTGCGCCAATTCATAGAAGAATGTGACGCGCTCATCTGGTGCGGTTGATAGTTCTGGATATGCGATTCTAAACTGTGCTAGAAATTCCATAAATGTAATCCTAAATAATGTCTATTGTATCAACAAACGATCACGTACAAAATCAGAGTTACGCCCACAATACATCTCTACGGACTTCATGCCCTCACTTGACATTTTAGTTGCTTGATATTCAGCGTTTTGCATACACTCAAAATATGAAGTAGGCTCTGAATATCGGTAGTTGATGACGTTGCCGTCTAGCATGGTCATAATTACGAATAGGTAGGTCATTTAAAAATACTCCGTAATGCTGCAACAACTTGTCTGATTTCTGATTCTGTGCGCCATGCGCCATAACAAAGTTCTGAATACTGATTATCAGGAAACACTAGTTTGTAACCGCATGGAGAATAGTGGCTCTCAAATAAAATCCAAAACTCATCCCCATCTTTCGGCTCAAAAGGCGCAGGAACTTCAATGCCATTAATTGTGATGGTGCGAGGTTTTAAGTAAAATTCAACAATATCGCCAGCCACTGTTTTACCAGTTAGCAATTCTTCAATATTCCACATTGATTTATTAACATCTTCTTTTTCATCATGCCTCCATTCGGGTTTTTTCCAAAGCAAATCCTTGCCACCAAGAATTGCAATAACAACGTCTTTACCGCTAATTAATTCGCTCATAAAACACCACTCCTCTATCTATGCAATCATTCTATTATCATTATTCCTATATTGCAAGCATTAAAAAGCCCCGCATTAAGCAGGGCTAGTTTTCAATCTAACTTACACAGATGTATTGTAGTCCACATAAGTTGCACTTAATGGCTGTTTCCACAATGCACCAGAGAAGCCCGCTTGATAACCAGATTCATAAGTCAATAAGTCGCGTTGGCGAACTGGCAAGATTTCAGGCGCATATACACGCATAGAAACTGCATCAGCATCTTTGGTATATACAGCCATACGCGTTTTACCGCTCACGATACCGCGCGCATAGTTCGAAGGAATCTTGATAAATTCAACAGTTAAGTTTTCATTACCAGATGACTTACGAAGTGCCGCCATGATTTTATCAAGTGCAGACAATGGCAACAAGTCAAGACCTACAATCGCGCCACCTGTGTCAAACTTAGACATAAGCGCCATGAAGTCTTCTGCATCAAAGCCGATTGCTGTTGGAGCTTGGCGATAACCAGTACGCTTCCACACCGCGCCATACGCACCCAAGACCATGTTAATTACTTCTTGCGCTGTCATAGCTGCAATAGTTTTATTAATGGTGTTGGTCACAGTCACAGTGGTAGAGTTCAATAAGCCTTCTTGATCCTTAGCCTGCTTATGGCCTAAGAATCCAGCATATTGAACTGTTGCCATTGCATTATTGAATAACGCATCTTGCTTAGTTCGAACCGCATCAATACCAAGTTTTGCAACTTTAGCCGCTTCCGCTTCTGTCCATACCGCAGCTTTACCCCAATGCGCCCATGTTGCACGGAACATCTCGATATCGCTGTCGATCGTTTTCAAGCTGTTGGTTTTGTTACCGATCAGGCCATCATCTAATGAACCATTAACCGATGTCACACCGTATTCAACATATTCAATAAATAAGTCAGATTGGTTTTCAATCGGCAATGCTTCATTAATTACAATTTCAGGTAATTCTTTTTCTTGCAGTTGAGTATCACGTTCTGTTAACGCTTCTTCAAGTACGCCTGCAAATACGCCTGTTTCAATAGCCATTCATTAAGCCCCTTGTGAATTATTTAGCGTGATCTCGATAACGCCATTTGTGCCGATCTTCTCAACAATATAGCCAACATTTAAAGTTGTCGCTGCTGCTGTAGCTGTGAATTTACCTGCATCCGCACCAGATACAACCACGAAAGCTTTGCCGCCGCGTGTAAATGTCTGACCTGCAACAGTCTCAACACGAATGCCGTCACCGATACCGATCCTCGCCACGTTCACAATACGTTTGTTTGGGGCAACACCGCCACCGTAAACATCTTTAACAACTACGCCTGCATAAACATCAGAAACCGATGTGTATTTCTTAACACCACCATTGGCATTGAATGCTACAGCACGGCCATACGGAAGGTCATCAGTAGTGAGGTTTGGCTCACCAAAGATAACAATGTCAGAGCTTGATGCACGGCTATAGCTACCCGCTTTTAAAACACTATCCCAATCTCGATATGGAGCCATTATTTAGCACCTCGCAACGCTTTAGGTAATTGTTTTTCGACTGGCTTAGAATCGCCTAGCAATTTCGCACCGATCTTATGGGTCTTAGCACCAACTGTGAGCGCAGCCGCATAAGCAGAATTTAATGCACAGTCAGCAAGTGTTTTAACTGTAGATGTAGTATAAGCACCAGTTGAAACCACAGTGGCACGTTTCATATCTACACTAGACATCTTGCTTGTAATCGCTACAGAATCACCAAATACGCGCTTAACATCGTTAGCAGTAGTCGTTGCTGCTTCTGCTTCTTTTAGCTTTTCAAGTTCAGCTTCAAGCTCTGCAATCTTGTCGTCTTTTTCTTGAAGTTGCGCTTCAAGGTCAGCAACCATAGATTCTTCTTCTGGAGTCATTGCGTCATTTGTTGGCGCGGGTTCAGCAGGCGCTTCAACTGGCAAAGATGCAATTTCTTCAAGTACAGAATTGATTTCTTCTGATACCGCTTGGATTTCCGCAGTCAGTGTATCAATTGCAGTCTGCTTTTCTTCTGCTGATACGTCCGACGCAACAAGCGCAGCAAGATCAGCGAGTTTCTGTGTATATTCGCCTTGAGCATCAGCAAGACGTTGTTTAGAGTCGGCTAGTGTGGTTTTTTTAGCTTTTGGCTTAAACAGACCACGTAGCGGATTCGCTAGAGTTTTTTTCATAGTACTATCACCTAGTTTACATTTATCACCACACCGACCTTCATCAACGATTGCCAGGTGATTGCCTTTAATATTCGCTTTCTTGATCTTGCCATTATCATCAATCAATTCTGCATCATACCCACATGATACTTCAATTTTACCATCTCGAATGACTTCGATGGCTTTAGGTGAGTTTATCACAACGTCACCAAGCAGATATTCATTGCTAGCGTCTGGACGAATGTTGGTAATATGCCCCACTGCCAATTCATGCCAATTGCTAGAATCTACAAACATTTCTTCGGGGTGTTCAATAGTGACTGGAGTATTTTCAAATGATTTGATAGTTTCAGGACTAAACAGATCTTCTGCTTCCACGTACACATCATAGACTTTGTTGGGTGTCTTGCCAATTTCTTCGCCCAGATACTGCATAGCACCAATACGGGCAAGTTTTGCCGTGGTGGTCAAGTATCCGCGATCATCGGTCGTGAATTGTGTATGTGTGGATTTATCTTGTAGTTTCATGTCACATGCCAGTGATTGATATATTGCGATTATAGCATAAACATACAAACGTAAAAAAAGCCCAACACGTAAATGTTGGGCATGGAGTGGAACTACAGCGAGTGATTCCAAGTGTAATGAATGGCAACGTGCGAATAGTTGCTTTGGTACGCCACCTGTCAGTGCTTAACACTTTGATACTGTGTCGCCCACAGATTCATTCATTACATTTAAAATCCCCACCATTCAATTTTAAACCACTTAAATTAGAGAAGGTGGGGTTTAAATATACTATGTATTAATCACCCCAGTCAAGACCCCCACCCACCTGATAATCATTGACGCGAGTTTCAAAGAAGTTTTTCTCTTTGCGTAAATCAATCATTTCAGACATCCACGGTAAAGGGTTTTCAATATGTGCCCATTCTTGCACTGTATCTAATCCGATCTGCATCAGGCGACGATTAACAATGTATTTAAGATAATCTGCAATCATGGCATAGTTCATACCAATAACACCACGGGGCAGCATGAGTTTTGCAAAATCCAATTCAAGTGATAAGCCTTCCATGATTAGATTGAAAGCACGTTGTTTTGTGTGTTCATTCCATAATTCAGGATTCTCGTTTTTGATCTGATTAATTACATCAATGCCAAAGTTTAAGTGCATAGATTCGTCACGTAGGATGTACTGGAACTGTTCAGCAACGCCTGGCATCTTGTTTTGACGACCCAGAGCCAACACGGTAGGGAATCCACAATAAAAGAAGACACCTTCAACAACAACATAATACGCAATCAGGTTTTCTAAAAATTCCGCATCGGTGCTTTCTTTATTCTGTAATGCCTTAGTCGCTTGACTAGCCCATGACATTTTAGCAGCCATTTCTGGAACTTCACGATATTGATTAAATACCTTGCTGTCATCCATGCCTAGTGATTCGATACAGTATTGATAGGCGTGCGCGTGCATCCCTTCTTCAAATGCTTGACGTAATAAATATTGACGGCACTCAGGGGCAGTGATTCGCTCATAGATAGCCAATACAAGATTGTTGGCTACCAATGTATCAGCGGTAGAGAAAAAGCCCAGTGCGGTCTCTACAATGTGTTTCTCATCTACTGTTAATTGGTTGCCCTTCCATTGCTCAATATCTTTCTGCATGGACACTTCGGTAGGCATCCAGTTATTAGCACAGCCATCCAAATACTTCTGCCACGCCCAATCATATTTAAATGGAATAAGCTGATTGACATCAGAAGTACCACCAATGATTCTTTTATCACTTGCCTTGATTCGCTCATCACTAAATGCGCCATCAAGTAAATTTTTTGATTTTAATCTTTCTTTTGCCAGTTCAAGCACGGGGCTTATCCTCTGTTAATTCTCTTTCATCAGATGCATTATGCACCCAACAACCTTCTTCGGTTTGACTTGGATTGCACCAACAATTTTCACCATGATCATGTTTTTTCAAATCATTCAATGGTGTTACATCGACAGACCAACTCATTTTATTCCCTCCAAGTCATCAAACAATACTTTAGGGTCATCGTTAAACCGCTTAGTTGGACCCTTGAGCATTTCCATTGGGTTTATTTCTACTACTCCAATTAACAAGATTTATAGTAAACGATGCTAATAATGATTGCAATGAATAAATCTATAAAAGGCAGCATTTGGCAGCTTTTTAGACCTTTTATATTAAGACATTCCACACTTACTGCTGCCATTTTCTCTTTCTCTTTTTTTATATTCTCTTTATATAAATATGAGTATTGCGCTACGCGCAATACGAATAGATAACGTGCTTTTTGATGCCATTTAAAACGCTTGCATATATGGAATTATAGTGGTAAATTGATTGCATTGAATAGGAGTGGTAGAGATGGATAAATTAACAATGGCGCATGAGTTTATGATGAAGAAAATGGAAACCGAGACCATTGATAACCATTGGGAGCTGTTTTATTCATCTTGGCGATACGCAGATGCAATGCAAGCCGAAGCGGATAAGCGTGCGGTCAAATTGCCCGATATCTTTTTTGATACCAAACAGAATGAAGAATGGCAACCTGATTGGAGTCAAGCACCTGAATACGCAATGGCGTGGCAAATGTGCTCAACTGGTGATAATGCTCGCTGGTTACTTGATGAAAGACAGGAATATGCCTGCGTTGAAGCCCCAACATTCAACTATCAAGGCAACTGGCAGGAATCACTACGGAAGCGACCACAATGATAAAACAAGACTTCTACGACCTACTGGTATTATCGCCGTTCATTGCATTGATTATCTTTGCATGGCTACACATGAATAACTGGAGTTGATTTATGTACAAGAATATGAAAATAGCAATAACCGATGAAGTTCAATTGAAAGCGGTTTGTGATGTGTTGGAGAGTATGGGCTTTAAGCTTGGATTTGAATCAGAAATCAAAACGACCAAACACATAAAAGCTTATAGCGACGGTGTGTATGACGTGTATTGCTTTAATGTTAGTGGTTGCAACACAACATTAACCGACCTCCTAACCCTACGTGACAAACAGTTCAAGGAGCAACTAAATGCAGCCGATTGATGCAACCCACCACAAGCTAGGCCAGAACGGTTACGCCTACTACCGTGCCGACACGACACCACATAAGAAATGGACAGGTCTAGGATGGGCTGAATTGGGCCGCTATGCCGATGTTACGACTTGGACGACACCAATAGACCAAGAAGTTAAAATCAAGCCTAGTAGCGCAGCAAATGCGTTCTGTATACATAGCAAAATGGAGTATAAATATGATTGATTTCAAAAACACACTGGACGGATATAAGGATGTAAAAAAATGAAAATCAAAATTAAAACCTACAACGGTGAGTTGCCGAGTTATTTAGCGGTGGGGAGGGTTTATGAGGTTAATCAAAGGTCTGATTATACTTTTATTTTAGAGGACGATGAAGGTTGTTTATGGATGTGTTTATTTAATAATTGCCCCAATCTAAACGGCGGCTCTTGGGAGGTGGTGGGGTGAAAGATTATTTCGAAGTAACACAGGATGATGTCGATAACGCATACAAGGCAGGCCAACAATCCCAACAAGCCAAGATTGATGAGTTGCAAGCGAGGATTGATGGGGCGTTAGAGAAATGCTACACAGGAATTAGAAAGCAAGGTGGTGATTATTACCTAGAATTGGTTCAGGATATTTTAAAAGGAAATAAGGATGAAAACTGAAAGAGAGTTGTTTTTATATGAACTAGAAGGTCGTGGTTTTATATTTAAAAATAAAACTTGGATTCATGGATTGGGTGATGTGGGTGGATTGTTTGATGACGATCAATTAAACATGGTTTGGGAAATGTGGTGCGCCAGTGCTTCACGTGAAGGTTATAAACTTGTGCCTGTTGAGCCGACACGAAAAATGGAAATGGCGGGTATGAATGCTGGAGCTGGATTTGTTTCTAAGTCTATCTACAAAGCCATGATAGGAGCAGCGCCTTGATTGAAAAATTCATCCGTTGGTTATTTAATTTTAGTGATGATTATTGATACAATACCCGCAACAACACCCCGCAAGCCTATTATGCTCAAACTGCGGGGTTTTTTTTAACTCCAAGAAATTATAGGAAGGGATACGCACCTACAGCGAAAATCACGCCCAGGGTGCAAGCCGACTCCACCTATGGCGCTTCTCTTTTTCCATGTCTTGCCATCATCATCGCTATATGTGCTCGGGTCTGACCATTGGCACAGTTTACCATCCATTGCGTCGTGATCAGGTCTTGACCGTTCATCATTGGTGCTAGACCAGATATAAGTCTTGCTTCCCAATGCTTCACTTCTTAGCTGCGTAATATCCGCATTAGCTTTCGCAGTCTGATCGCGGGCAATAAACTTAGCCCTACTCTTAGTCACATTACCAATATCTTTAATCTGCGTCACGATGTTACTAGGCCGTTCGCCGTTCATTACATTGTCACGTAACAGCTTCCCGATGTTTTCTTTGTACTCATCCTTCACACTTTTAATGAGCGCAACATTTTCAGCAATCTTGATATTTAAAGCTTGGTCTAAACCCTCGGCACGAATCTGCCCTTGCAGGTCAATGCCGACTGTATTGCGTAGGTTCGACTTAAGACTATTTTCATTGTTGCGGTCAAGCCGCGACAGGAAGCCACGAGCCATCATGGACGCAATGCCGTTGATGTCCATAGCTTCCAATACTGATAATGCGCGATTCATTTGTTTGGCGAGTAGCTCTACACCTTTGCTGAATAGTGAGTCACCGAAACGACCATCCCATCCCTCGCCATCATTCAGCGTGTCATTCTGCATCTCCCTTACGACCAAGGATTGCATCAAGTCCACTAGAGAAATTAGCTGCTTGCGGTAGTACACTTCCGATTGTTTGCTCGGTCTGACTGCCCTCAATTTGCGCTGTTGGATCTTCTTCCGTTGGCTCACTGATTAATTCCTCTAAAGCTGTAATATCATCATCACTAAAATTCACAAGGTCGGCCGCTCTTAATTCTTTGGCGAACTGCACTTCGTTAATGATTCCAGATTGTAGCAATGTATTTAATGCGCCAACTGTAGCGGTTAGAATTGCGCTTTTCTCAGTCTCATTTGATAGCTCAATAGATGGATAGATATAGTCCACTGGTTCATCTAATAGGAACGAATCAATAAAGTCATCAATCGGACGCAAGCGGCTTTCTTGTAGCGATGCAATGGATTCATAATACTTCTGGTTATCTTCTTCGCCTGACGCGAACCCAGCAGCAGATTGACCGAATAAACGCGTCAATGGAATATCACATGCGCCAGCAAGGTCGGTACGTGCTTGATTCCAAATATCTGTTAAGCCTGCAAAAGTGAGTTCTTTTTGTTCCCATCTGGTTTTGTCATCAAGGAACATTGATCCTGTACTTGACTTAATACTATTCATTGCAACTGCTAGTTCTTTATATTCATCTTCGCGCCCTGCCGCAATACCCATATTGAAACCATCAATATAAAGTATGTCTGATTTCGATTCTTCGACAATATCAAAAATATTGGTGCATACAGTTAAATAGTTAAACAATGAATCTTTGATCGCTTGAATGTCAGAACGACCATATTTATTGAGTCGTGAAGTACGTTCCTTGAATGATCGCTTTCCGCCCTCAGTACGACATACACGGCTATTGTGTACCAATGTATCGCTGTTGATCTTATACATGCGTGGCTTGCCATAGTTCGCGCTTGTAATGTCTGTTTCTAATACTTCAAAATCGTATGCTGTTTTATCCAAGACAATGAATCGCTGAATTGTTTCGTCATCTTGCAATGGCTTTTCAAGGTTTTCTTCATCAGTGACAGCCAATACTAACGAGTCACCATATAGCGATGTCCATTGCAATGCTTCCTCACGCGCCTTAAATGCACCTGTGCGACGTGCCTTCATCTCGTAAATATCGTTATCAAATTCAGGCGTTAGCACTTCACGGTCTAGGCGCGTCATATCGGTCGTGCGAACATCGACAAACTTTTGCACAATCCAGTTGTGTTCATATAGATTTGCTAGAGTCTTGTCGGTTAGCTTACGCCCTGCTGCAAAGTCACGCTGCTGTGATCGCTGCCCTAAGCTAGTGGCTAGTGACACGATGCCGTCATTTAGTTTTGTCATTATATAAAGCCAAAAAGATATATGTGATATTTTACACTAAATGTATTGCTTGCTTTGATAGAAGAATGAAGGCATAATTGATATACAGTAAATGGAGTAATAGTATGTCAACACCACTAAGCGAAATTAGTCAAAAACATTATCATCTTAAAAATCTATTTAAGGATTTGTTTGAACTTGCAGATCAAGCTTGCGAAAAGCTACATGGATATAATGAGTATGAGTCTGAAAAACTAATGCAAGACATAAACGAAATTATAGAAGAAGCATCCAATAATGGATTTATAGAGTTGCTTTAAGAAAGAGGAGTGTGAGGCATGACACCAGAAGAAATTAAAAAGGGTGCGCCAGATGGGGCGACGCATTACGAGCCTGATTTAATGTTTATTGGCACGGTGTATATTCGGTATATGGGTAATCACCCATTCTATTTTTGTGGTGGTGATTGGAATAAGTGTAATTCATACTTTGAAGCAAAACCCCTCCCATAGGGGTTTTATAATATATCCAATATATTAGCCTGTGTGCTTAGTTCAGTAATTGCCATCGTCAAGGTATCCACTTGGTCATCATGTTTATGGCTATCCGTAGCTGTAAACTTCTCGCATTCACTCAAGAAATCTTCTACCCATTCTGCGCCATCTGGCAAGAATACATAACCTGACTCAATGAACCCTTGAATGCCTAGCACACGTGTATATTTATCAGCATCAACCTGTACGCCTTTAATTGGAATATTGCGTTTACGCTGAATAGACTGGATTAGCCCTGTACCGCTTGACTTATCTTCAATATATACAGACTGTGCTTTGTGTGATGCACGGTATTTATTCCAGATATCTTCTAGTTTACGCTCTAGCTCTGGAGCTTCCCATTTGCCACGTATCAGGTCAATGATATATAAGCCGCCATCTATGCCGATACCCGCAACAATGAATACACTAAAGTCATTATGCTGCTTAACCTTTTGCGCCGTGTCGCCTGCAATGATCACTCGTCGCATTAATGGTAAAACTGAGTATCGCTTAAACCATGCGCGTTTGATGACATCACCACCTTTAGATGATGGACGCTGTTGGTAAAGTGCATTCCATGTTTGTGTTCCGACTGCTTTCTTAATCTTTGTGAGGTGCGTTAAGTCATACCGTTCTGGATGCAGTGCATCGCCTTCCTTTCGATATTCCTCATCTTCTTCTGCAATCGCAGGGAATGACACAACTCGCCATTGGTCTCCACCATTCTTCATGTCAGCAAGCAAGCGACCTGCTAAGTCGCCTTCATGCCAACGGGTCATACCCAACAGAATGCCACTCTTTGGTGATAGTCGAGTATAGAAAGTGGATGTGTACCAATCCCATACGCTATCCCGATATGTTTGTGAGTTCGCCTCTTTAGCATCTTTTACAGGGTCATCAATAATGGCAATGTCTGCCCCCATCCCTGTAATACCACCACCCACGCCCGCAGAACGATATGAACCAGAATAGCCCGCAATCTCGAAGATTTCACTGTTACGGATATTCTTTTGTGAATTAATGGATGCAGACGTATTGCTGCTGAATGAAGTTTCAGGGAAAACACCAGCGTATTCTTCACTGTCAATAATGCGTTGTACATCACGGTTCATACGTGACGACAGATCCGCAGAATAAGACGCGGCAATCATTTGTAGATTAGGATTTTGACCAAATGCCCACGCAGGAAAACGACGGCTAAATAGTTCAGACTTTCCCGAACGGGGCGGGGCTTGAATGATCAAACGTGGCTGCTTGCCCGCCATTACATCAAAATAGAATTGTTGCAATTCAGCCGCAATGATACGGTTAAACCAACCTTGCTGAAAGGTCGGCATGGTATACGACACGAAGTCAATGAAATTACGTCTCGATAGTTCCTGTTTCACTTGCTTGTGAAAGGATGGTGTCAAGAGATCGTAATTGTTCATCGGTTAGTTTCGCTGTATTAATGCCCTTGTTAATTGATTCGCCGTTTGTGGTGATGTCTTGTTTACTAGCAAGACCAAGCTCGCGACTGATAATATTAGCGTTAAGCAAGTCAGCAGCAGCACCTTCGAATTTTTGTTTATAGATTGTTCGTTCTATATTTGAGATGACCCCAAAGAAATCGGTGTTCTTCTTATAATTTCGCAACGTCTCGTCACTAATATCTAAAAACAAACATAACCCAATTTCAGTAAAAGCTCGCATTTTTGCAAGTGGCTCAACAATAACCTCACCTTGAAAATGAAATGCTTTTTGCTCGTAAAGCGGATTATCTTCACACCATGCAAAATATTCACATGCAGCATCCCAAAGAGCATCAGGTGTCTT